GAAATAACAACAAGCGGAATCTCTATTAATGATACAAAATATGCTACTACCGGAATAAGTGCACTGGATTTTAGTATTCATTGTCCTTTGCTAAAAGTTCCTAATGGAGTATCTACTGGCGGTATAACCACCACTACTCTAGTAGCGACAGACTTGATGTCTGCTTCCAATGGAATCAGTGTTAGTGGGTCGGGTATAACAAGCAATGTGGTCAATACACCATCCATCCTTATCAACTCTGTCAGCGGAACAAATGGTCAAGTTCTTGGTATAACCAATGATGCATTAGGATGGGTAAATTCACCTACCTTGGATAGCGTCTGTACACAAGGGTCTAGCACAACTGCCAACATAACGGTAGGCGGTATGACCGCCAATTCTATCTATGCAACGGACCCCTCAGCTTTTGTCTCTTTATTTACAAATCAAACGGGACCCATTACCCTTGGCAATACAAATTCGGATGTGCGTATTGGAAACATCGTTCTAGATGGTGATACCATAGAACCAGGTACAACCATGGGTGCACTTGATATAGGAGTTCTACAAACATCAGGAACCATTCGAATTGGTTCAAATCCAAATCGCGATGGAATCATTGGTATTGGAGGATTTACAAATACTAATAGAATTGGATTGATAAATATCAATGGAATCTCCATAGATTCCACGATTGGTTCTGCGGGAAATATCACGATAGGGAGTGGTCAAACTTCGGGAACTTTACAATTGGGAACCAATCTATCTAGAACCGGTCAAATTGACATAGGAAATACAATAGATAATGTAACTAGAATTGGTTCCTTGCGAATCAGTTCAAATCAGTTGGACCATATATTTACAAATACAGGGAATGTTACCATTTGCCCCGGTCAAACCTCTGGAGTATTACAAATTGGCGCCAATCTATCCAGAACAAGTCAGATAGAAATAGGCAATACCGTAAACAATGTAAATAGAATTGGTTCTTTACGTATCAGTGCAAATCAATTGGATCATATATTTACAAGTACAGGAGGTGTGGCCATTTGTCCTGGACAAACCTCTGGTCTACTCCAAATTGGAACGAATCCTGCACGAACCGTCCCTATAACCATGGGTTCTACGTTGAACATTCTTCAAGTGAACTCTAGAATTCTTGCTCTTTCTGGGATGACGGCCTCCGGAAGCGGAATTACAACCAACACCTTACGGTCCACCGGTCTTATGACGGCATTGGGAGGAATAACTGTATCTGGAGGAGGTGTGGATATGCCCTATTTTAAATTTCCTCTGAATCCTACTTCTTCTTTACGAACAGGGAACTGGGTATTTGATGCAGGACAAGAAACATTTACTCCTCCTGGAGGAGGAAACTTTATTGCTGCGAATATTACTATAAACTTTGGTGTCGCTTTTGCGGCTGCCCCTGTTGTGTTTTTACAACTTGCATCGGCAGCTGCACGACAAATAACATCTATCGTGTCGGTTTCTTCTACTAGTTTTGTTGTTAACATCTACAATCCATCCACCAATACATCCAACAATACTAACATAACAAGCTTTAATACAGCATTTGCTACTATTGCTACGGGCCCTGCGTTGTATTGGATGGCGTTAGGAAGAATATAAAAATGAAATAAAAATTATTCTGTTCTATAAGTACGAGATGAACGCCTATTTGTCGTCCCATCAGGCGGCCGACAAATCGGAGTGCACGCATACACGTATCGGCAGTCCGGAACATGGTGTTTACGGTGGGTCGTATCATATTACAGATTTACATGAGTTTCACGCCATCTATTCCAAACATGTGTTTGAAAAAGGTATCCATGAACATTTGACCGAAAAACAAATGGAGTGTGGCCCACTTGCCATTGACTTTGATTTTCGGTATCACGACGCGAAACGTGCCTATACCAAAGAACACATATTAGACTTCATTGATGTGCTTTTGTTTGAGATTCATAAACTCTTTGTCCTCCATGAAAATTTTCCCATTTACGTCTTTGAAAAGCCAAACATCAATTGCACTCCCAAATGTATCAAGGACGGTATACACATGTTGGTCGGTGTCAACATGGAGCGGTCCGCAAAGGCCTTGCTACGAACCTACCTGTTGGAGAAAATGGACATTTGGAAAGACTTGAATCTTGCCAACGATTGGAATTCGGTGTTGGACGAAGGTGTTTTCAAAGGGACCACGGGGTGGCAGGTGTATGGCTCTCGTAAACCAGGCCATGAAGCCTACGAACTGACCACCGTCATTCAATGTACGAAAAAGGGAACCAACTTTGAAATTACTACTTCTTCAGGAAAAGGGTTTCCTGTATCCGATTATTCCAAACTTTCTGTTCGGAACATTGACCATGAACGAGCCGTCTTGAAAGAGGAGTTTGTTCCTAAATTGGAGACGGCAGTGCGTCGCCGAATGAAGGTTGTCAGCACCGATGTCCTTGCGGACGAAGACATTACCAATGCAGAGCAGTTGAAGACGGCAGTAGATGCATTTCTGAACAAATTGGATTCCAACGACTATGCCTTGATGGAAGCTCATCAGTATACACTCTGTTTACCGTCGGCATTTTACGATGAATACGAAAAATGGATTCGTGTGGGGTGGGCACTCCATCATACCGACCGGCGACTGTTCTTAACCTGGATTAAATTCAGCAGTCAGTCTGCCAAATTTAGCTTCAAGGACATAGCCAAGCTGAAACGGGATTGGGAAGGGTTCAACCGGGACGACGGCATTACCGTTCGGTCCATCATGTTCTGGGCAAAGACCAACAATCCGACGGAATACGAATCCATTCGATCCAAAAGTGTGGATGCCCTCGTGGACAGCATCATACGAGAGGGCATGTGTACAGAGTTTGACATTGCAGAGATTCTCTTTCGTCTCTACAAGGATGAATATGTTTGTGTGGACTTGAAGTCTCAGAAATGGTTTCGGTATACAGGCAATCGTTGGATCATCAATGATTCAGGAACTGATTTGCGAAAACAGATTACGGAAATGAAGGGTATTTATGGAATCTTTCACGCCAAGCGAGCGGCACTCTTTCAGCTGATGTCGTCCATGGAGCCGGATGACCCTCGCAAAAAGGAGTTGGAAAAGAAACGAGGAAAGATTGAGGGCATCATGGTCAACATTTTGAAGAAACAGGGCGATAAAATCATGAAGGAGGCCAGTCATAAATTGTATTGTCGCGATTTCTATCAGTTGCTGGACAGCAAACGGGAAATCCTCTGTTTTACAAATGGTGTCGTTGACTTTAACGAAAAACGGTTTCGTCCGGGTGTTCCGGAAGATTATACCCACAAGCACACAAAGAACCCCTACATTCCTCTGAGCGAATGCGACCCTGTCATTGTGGAAGAGGTCAACACGTTTATGAATCAGCTCTTTCCGGACAAGGAGTTGTGTGATTACATGTGGCAGCACAGCGCATCTATTCTGATTGGTGGGAACATCAACCAAACATTTCACATTTACATTGGCGGCGGCTGTAATGGAAAGAGTAAATTTTGCGATTTGATTTCGGAAGCCATTGGCGAATATCGCGCGACCGTTCCCATTACTCTGTTCACGGGAGCCAGAGCTAAATTGGGTGGTGCGACCCCGGAAGTGGCATCTTTAGTCGGCATTCGATATGCAGTAGCTCAAGAGTCGTCCATTGAAGACACTATCAATGAGGGTCCTCTCAAGGAGTTGACCGGTGGAGACACGATTCAGTGTCGTGCCCTCTATTCATCGGCGATTGAATTCGTTCCCATGTTCAAGCTCGTCATGAGCACTAATAATTTACCTATCATCAAGGGGAAAGATGACGGTACATGGCGTCGTGTTCGTGCTTGTGAATTCATGTCTAGATTTGTGGAAAATCCCGACCCGTCCTCCAAGTATCAGTTTAAGATTGACAAGAACATGAACAAGAAGTTTGCGACATGGAAAAACGTATTCATGAGCATGCTGGTAGACGTAGCGTTCAAGACCAGTGGCAATGTGACGGATTGTCCGATGGTCCTTCGCAACTCGCAAAAGTATCGCAACGACCAGGACTACCTTACCTCGTTTGTCTCCAACCGTATTACCGAAAATGCAAGCAGTGTCATTACCGATTCACAGATTTCAGCCGTATTCAAAGAGTGGTGGAAAGAGCAGTATGGAAATAATCCTCCCAAGGGAAAAGAATTATTTACGTATTTGGCCAAGCTCTATGGAGAGAATCCCAACATTGTGCGTTCCAAAACGTCCTGGAGGGGTCTGTGTTTGGTGGTAGACGAGGACCACATGGAAGGGGTTTAAGACCCAATGTGTCCTAATACAGATTTTAATATGCTAATTTCCTCCGACAACATTTTAAATTCTTTTTTGTATTTACTGCCTGTTTTAATGACGGATTCTTTGCATAAAAAGTCGCAGGATTCCGAACATTTCTTGCTACAGTCGGTTTCACATTCGGTATGTTGGTGTGCATATTTCATCCACGGAAATCCGCCCCGTAAAACAGGAAATCTTGAATTTTTTGTTTTATCTAAAAAGATACGCTTGACAGCCTCATCCGTATCCTTGTTTTCTAACAATTTACGAATGGCCTCTTTCTCCTTATCTGTATACGTTTCTTTATTCAAGACATAGTCAATTTGTTTCTTATTACGTTCCAGAATTTGACGTTTGAGGTCTTCTTTTACAATCAACAGTTGGGCCAATGCCTCTTTGTTATGGGCATCGTCGTTGCTTACCACATGACACAATTCTCTACAGGTGGTGGGACATCTCGCCTTACAATGACTATGACACTTGCTGGTTCCTCCACGTCTACGTTTTCTACGCGTTTTCATTCGGCGCTTCATACATTTACCTGATATAAATCATATTTAGTTTTTTGACAGTGAAATTGATGATTTTTTCTTGATGAAAGGCAACGGCATTGTCATACGTTGCACGCGTTCTACGAGGTTCCTTCAGTTCGTTCAAGTACGATTCTGCAGAATGACCAATTAAAATCATTTCATGAGAACCTAATGAAAAGGGAGTATCGGGTAGATAGAGCTGAGCATTTAAAATGAATGTAGAAATCCGAGTATACCGATTCATCTCGGTTGCCATGCGTTGAAAATAATTGTTGGGCTGCCCTGACACCAGGTTCATTTTTGGAATCAACAAGTCTTTGCAACGGGTCTTTTGGCATGCCAGTATACGTGGAAGGTCCTCTATAGAAACTTCAGTATACTTGGTCAGTATACGGCGAATGTCTTCTTCAGAAACAGATTTGGTTTTTACCTTTTGTTGAAATTCATCTCGTGTTGCCTTGGTAGCATTGAGCAAGTACTTTACCTCTCTACGAAAAGCCATGTAGCAATACTTTTCCGCTTCTAATTTATCGTGCATTTGAATTCGTTTGGCGTCTTGATGTTTGGACAAGGAAGTATACTCTTGTTCAATACGTCCACGATACAACGGCAAATCATCCGGGGTAGATGCTTCCTCTATACAGGGAACAAAAGCATTGGTTTGTGTCACCACTCCATAGACTCTTCCATTGTCCACCACTTTAAAACGAGGTTTGCAAGGACAGTAATCCGATACATCCATCAACACGTCTATGGTATGGGCATAAGAAGAGGTTGCCTTTTCCATGGGAACTACAGCCACCTTGTCTAGAGGGATAGATGGATAACAAGGGATGTATACTTTACGAAGAACAAGTCCAATGCACATTTCATCCTGAACTACTTGGGAGATGGGTTTGAAATGCGGCTTTAACAATGTATACAGTTCATGGGCGGTCATGTTGGTAGAATAATACTCGGAATAAGGTTTGCATTCAAGATAGTGTTTTTCAATTTCTTTAAACGTTGCCGTTAAATATTTGTAGCTGTATTCGTGCAGCAACGTATGTTCATTGTTTTGAATGTTGTGTTCAATGATGGGTTCAAACGTGGATTCTTTCTTTTTGTTTCGTTCCAACATGATAAACGACAACTTGGTCGGGTCAAAGGGAGTCAACATGTATCGATTGCTTGGACAAATGAGTTCTACGTCCATGTCGTTAGGAATACGAAAGACAATCAAATTGATGTTGAGCATGAGGCACACCACTTCCCATAAATGTGTATAGTCCATGCGCGTGAATTGTTGGAGAAAATCCTCTACCGTGAACTGTAGACGTGTGCGCCCATTGTTCAGTCTAGAAAAGTGTTGTTGAATGACTTTGGCCATGTGTTTGAGGACCGCCTCTTTGTTCGGATACTTTTTCTCATAAGACAACATACAACAAGAGACGACACAATCTACAAAGGAATGTGGTGGTTCTACTCCATACCGTAATAAATAATTGTTTTTGGTCATCATACACGTTTCCGGTAACCCAAAAAAAGACTGAAGGGATTTCGGTAATCGGGCTACTTTGGAAGGTTCCATGGGACGATTACGGTCTTCAATGATACGTTGAAGCGCTTCCACCACCGGCTTTTTAGGAACGGACCGTTTGCTTTTAGGATTGAGTTTAAAACAGCAGGGGCCATGAGCCTTGGCCAACAGTCCAGGATAAGGATACTCTCCGGTTTCCAACTCCAATAT